GCCGTAAAGATTATTTGCCACAGCATGAATTAATAATATACGGCTGGCGAGGACGGCATAAAATGGAACGAAGTAAAGACAGGAGCATAATGTTTTACACGAAACCGCACCGGAGCGAGTTACATCCGACAATGAAACCAGTTGGATTATTACGTAAACTAATATTAAACAGCACAAAAATAGGCGACACGATATACGATCCGTTCGGAGGGAGCGGTAGCACATTAATAGCGTGTGAGCATACGTGCAGAAAATGTATAATGATTGAGATGGATCCAAAATACTGCGAAACAATAATAAAGCGGTGGGAAAAATTAACCGGAAAAAAATATGCGGAAAATAATACTTGACTTATGCGGAGGGACAGGATCATGGTCAAAACCATACAAGGAGGCAGGCTACGACGTTCGATTAATTACTCTACCAGATAATGACGTAAGGACTTATAAACCGCCTAAAAATGTTTATGGGATACTGGCAGCACCGCCATGTACGATGTTTTCATTTTGTAGGACAAGAGCTAAGACGCTACGAGATTTAAAAAAAGGAATGGAATGCGTCAGGGCTTGTTTAAATATTATTTGGAGTTATATAGAAATTAAGCAGGACACGGCAAAAAAGACATTGCCATTGAAGTTTTGGGCATTAGAGAATCCCAATTATGGATTTCTTAAAAACTTTCTTGGGAAACCAGCGTTTATATTTGATCCGTGGGAGTTTGGCGATGGATACCAAAAACGCACTGCGTTATGGGGATATTTTAATGAGCCAAATAAAAATCCAATACCAATGACAAAAGAAGTTAAAAAATCACTTAAAGGAAATAAGGTCATGAATACTACAAAATTTGATTATTTAAAATCAAAAGAAATACATCCTGAGGCATTCGGAAAATTAACAAGACAGGAACGTAGATCAATAACACCGGCAGGATTCGCCATGGCATTTTTTCAAGCTAACCAATAAATATATGAGATACTTGTGGCAACATGGTATAGATTTAGAACAGGACGCGGTAGTCGAGGCCGCGATTGTTCATTGGAAAAAAACAACCGGAGCGATAGTTAACCAGCATACAATGCTAAAAATTATAGTAATGAAATACGCTGAGGACATAGCTGGAACAAAGAAAATAGCAGAGAATAGCAGAGAACAAGTCGCTCCACTCCGCTCGGGGGTAGGGGAAAACAAAGGAAAACAAAGGAAATCGGGATTAAAATTAGGGCAAAGAGGGGAGGGGAGTGTGGTTTTAGGGGGTTTTTAGCAATAGTAGGGTTAAACTACGTTATTCAATTAAAAGCACGCCACAGGACAACCAGTGGCGACATAAAGAATAAAGAGTGTTATAATAAGGGCATATGGAAAATACAGACCAAAATAAGCAAAACCTGCCAAAAGTTGGCAAGCCTGGCATATCAAAGAGAATGGGGTATAGCATGGCGACCATAGAGCAGGAAAAAAAACACCGCGAGCAGGAACGAACCAAGATCAAGAAAAAAATGTTCCTCGAATACTGGGCAAAATCGCGTGGGGTTATTTCAGCCGTGTGTGAGAAAATAGAAATTAGCCGAGAGACGTTCCGGCAATGGCGAGAAAACGATAATCAATTTGCCAAGAATTTAGAGAGAATAATAAATCAAAGGAATGACGATGTCGAGGACATGCTATTAGGTAAAATATTTATAGACAAAGACGGAGCCTCGATAAGATATTATCTCGATAGGAAACATCCATTATACAAACCTAAGATGATCAATGAGGTTATAGCCGGAAACCGGACATACGAGGATTTAGTAGATGATCAAAAGGCATTAATAAAAAAGGCGCAAAAAGAATATGACGACAAACATAAAAAGACCAACGAGCCTAACAAACAGGGATCAGATCGAGGGAATGCTAAGGATACGAAACAAGAGGGGGATTCAGGTGCCGTTCCTGTTAAACACAGCCCAAAAGTATTACTGGGACAGGAAAACGCGCCGAAACCTGATATTAAAAGCGAGACAAAAGGGAATAAGTAAAGTAGTTGACGCTGATCAGTTAATCGATTGCATAAATAAAGCCACGGCCGCGGTGGTTATTAGCCATGAGAAAGAGGCAACAAAAAGATTATTCGCCGCTGTGCGTTATTTTATTGACAATATGGAGGTTAAGCCGACTTTATCAATTGATTCAAAGTCGGAAATGAAGTTTCCAAAAAGAGACTCGTATTATTTTATAGGAACCGCCGGACAAAAAGCATTCGGGCGAGGGGATACAATCAGTCGGGCGCATTTATCTGAGGCGGCGTTTTATGATGACCTTGAAAAAATACTTGCTGGGATAGCTGAGGCGACTGAATACGGACAAATAGATATTGAAACCACACCAAATGGCCGTGATAAGTTCTACGACTTATGGCAAAAAGCCAAGACAGGCAAAAGCCCATATACCAACATTTTTATTCCGTGGTTTATAGACAATGAATATTCGTCAGACTCAATGACCGAGAAAGAAAAACAGGGACTCAGCGTTGGCGTGCAGGAAATGTTCGCGATACCGAACGTTGAATTTATAGCGGATTTATCAAAGGAGGAAAAAAGATTGGCAAGTAGAGTGGCCAGTGAATATAAAATAGTTTTAACAGCCGGGCAATTAAAGTGGCGCCGGTATAAAATATGGGATAAAGGGGATTTATTCTGGCAGGAATATCCCGAGGATGACGTTAGCTGTTTTTTACAAAGCGGACGTTCTGTTTTCAAACATATTGCCAGGGACGAGAGCAAGCGAGTACCGCTTGACGATATGGAAAAGTTTAATAAATGGGGGACCAAAGAGGAGCGGGAGGCATTAAAAAAGAGAGTTTTGTATGGCGGAGTAGATGGCGCCGAGGGATTAGCTGATGGCGATCGGCATGTTTTTAGTGTGATAGACGTTCGGCCATTAGAAAATAAGGCTTATATTATTTATGAATATGCCAGCAACGAACCAATAGACGTATTCTGGACACACGTAAAAAATGTTATAATGGATGAGCAAGGCAAACCAAAAATAAGAATACTGCTTGGAATTGAAAAAAATGGCGTAGGGATAGCCCACACCAGGCAAGCGACTGTTCAAAAAATAAGACACAAGGAATGGATAACATCAGGGACGAGCAGACCAATTATGATCACTGAATTAGAGGAGGCATATCGTAAAGAGGAATTAATCGAAACGTATAAAGAGGCTGAGGATGAGGCGCGAAATATGATATATACCAAAAGCAATAGAGCAGAACATCAATCAGGTAAGCATGACGATAGAGTATTTGCCAGGGCGGTTGCTTGGCAGATGAGAAAAATGCCTATTCCGAGAGTGACACTATTATAATTATTTGCTATAATAAAACCATGAAAATCCTAAATAAAATCAAAAGAGTATTTAGCAGAAAAACATTCGTGCAATACGGAGGATTTGAAATGCTCAGCCGGTTAACATCAGGGACGTGGAGCAAGGGCAAAATGCTTGAGCAATACGAAAAATCATTATACGTTTTTGCTTGTGTTTATAAAATAGCCGAGAAAGTAGCGTCAACATCGCTGGAGCTTTTTCAAATATTAAACTCAAAGGGCGACGTGCGTGAGATACAGAATCACCCGGCGCTTGATTTGTTATTTAAGGTTAATCCATTTCAAACCAAAAGCGAATTTCTAAAAATTACCATGATCAATAAAAAGCTATGCGGTGACGCTTTTTGGTTCAAGGTAAGAAACGACCGAGGACAAGTGGTTGAGTTATGGAATTTGCGACCGGACTACATGGAAATAATAAAAGACCCCAATGATTTTATAAAAGCATACAAATTTAATAAGACAGACGGGACGACCGAACTTTTTGATCCGGACTATATAGTTCATTTTAAATATCCAACACCGCTGGATGACTTTTTTGGCACCAGCCCAATCAAGAGCGCGACAGTCAGAATAGATACCGAGAATTATGCCGGGCAATATCAACGTGACTTTTTTCTTAACAATGCCAGACCAGATGGATTTATTAAAGTTAATGCTGGAATGGCTATGGACAAAGAGCAAAAGGATGAGATTAGACATGAGTTTGAAAAAAAGCATAAAGGCGTAGGCAAAAATTCAAAACTGGCCGTGATCGAGGGCGACATTGAATATCAGCAAGTTAGTATCAGTCAAAGGGAAATGGATTATATCGAGAGCATGAAATTTACTCGAGACGATATACTGGTAGCGTTCGGAGTGCCAAAAGCAATCGTTGCTATAACAGACGATGTCAATCGAGCGAATGCGGAAACGTCAATGCATATTTTCTTGAGCGAAGTAATCAAGCCCGAGTTAACAATGCTGGTAGAGAAAATTAATGAGATGTTAATCATCCCAGATTTTGGCGATAATTTATACCTTGATTTTATTGACCCAACACCGGAAAACCGAGAGCAGGTAGTCAAGGAGTATGAAACAGGGATTAAAAACGGATATTTATTGATCAACGAAGTAAGAGCCAGGGAAAATTTAGAGCCAATAAATGGAGGCTGGTCAATTTATAAACCGCTTAGCGAGGTTGTGGTAGGCGGATTAAGCAAGGGCAAGGCGGCTAAACATTTAAAAAACTGGGAGGATAATAGGAAACAAAAAGAAGCAGACAATAAACTAAAAATATTTAGAGGACGCAATATGCTTCTAAAAAAGTTTTTAATTAAGGAAAAACTTGTAGATGAATTTAAAAAGGCATTCAAAAAACGAACACCGGACAAAATAATAAAAGACGCAAAAGAGAATACAAAAAAGGAATCGGATAAAAAGGAAATAGTGCCATTAATTAAAGGGGACATCAGGGATAAGTATGCCGAGTTAACAATCAAGGTAATAGATCAACGAGCCGATAGGTTAAAATCAGAATTAAATAAACTGGCGCAAAAACAAAGCGAAAAAATTACTGATATTATTAGCAAGCTTGATTTAACCAAAGCGATAGGCAAAGACACCAAGAAAAAAATAAATGATTTTTATAAAGGACAGCAACCGATATTCGCTGAGTTTATATTTCCATTCATTGACGAATTCACAAGAAACGCCGGACTCGAGGCAATGGCCATGGTTAATCCGGACAAGGGATTTGAAATGACTGCGTCAGTTACAAAGACATTACAAAAGAGATCCAAGGAATTTGGGTTGGGAGTTAATAATACAACCAGGGAAAAAATAACCAATGCGATTAACGCCGGCATTGCCGAGGGCGAGAGTATGATAAAGATTAGCGACAGAATAGAATCGGTATATAAAGAATTTCCAACATGGCGATCAGACCTAATAGCCAGGACAGAATCAACCGCCGCCAACAACGAGGGATTCATAGAGGCATATAAACAAAGCGATGTCGCGACCCATAAGGAATGGATAGCAGTAATGGATGACCGCACCAGGGATGAGCATGCCGAAATGGATGGGGAAATAGTGCCTGTGGGTAAAGCGTTTTCAAATGGACTACAATACCCACAAGAACCTAACTGCCGTTGCGTGATTGGACCAGCGTTTGAAAAATAGGTTGTGCTAAATTTAATAAGTGTTATAATATAACCATATGACCAAAAACAATCAAAAAAACAAAGATGAGATTGTTAGTTTAGAGGAGGAATTGAAAACTAAAATAATTCGAAAAAATATATTTTTCAAGATTAAGGAAATAGACGATGATAAATATATAATTCGGGGGGTTTTTTCTACATCCGGAGAGGATCGGCACGGAGAAATTATAGATCAGACAGGCTGGAAATTAGAGGAGTACATGCAAAACCCAGTTATTTTATTTGCTCATGATCAGTGGACACCGGCAATTGGCAAGGCAATAGAATTAAAAGTAGACGGCAATGGTAATTTAGCCGGAGCAATTCAATTTGCAGTAGAGGAATCAGAACTGGCAAAAACCATATTCAATTTATACAAGGGCGGATTTATGAGGGCTTTTTCGGTTGGATTTATGAATAACAAATATGAGGTAGACGAGGAAAATGATATTTTAATATTAAAAGAGAACGTACTATACGAAATTAGCTGTGTAAATGTTGGGGCAAACGCCATGGCATTAGCAACAACCAAGGGAATTAACATCTCACCGATTAAGGAAGCGCTAAAGAAATCGATTGAGGAAATAAGAAAACTGGAACAGAATCAAACCAGTAAAAATGGTGGTATAGATTTATCAATAGAGGCAATCGAGAAAGTAAGCAAAAATTTATACAGCAAAATTCAAAAGTTTATAAGATCCGATAAAGCCGGGAATATTAGCAAGGTCGAAACCCCTGCCGGCAAGGGCGGAGCTAAGAGTAAATTTTCTAACAAGAAAATTAACTTAGCGATTAGACAGCTTATTAAAAGTAAGCATAAGATTAACCATTAAAATACTACATATGAATATAGCAAAACTAATCGCGAAATTCGTCAAAGACGGATTTTCAGCGTTGGATGAGGACGAAAAAAAGGAGTTAAAAGATAACGCCAGTTTATTGTCACCATCACAACGTAAAAGTTTCGAGAAAGCAGTAGACGAGGCTGATGAATCAGACGAAACCGATGAATCCAATGGGGATGAATCAGACGAAACAGACGAAACTGATGAGGGGACAGCTGATGAGGGCGACGAAAATGCCGAGGGCGATGAGGCAGTCGATGAAAAAGCTTTGAGATCAATGATTTCAAAGAGCGTTCAAGATGAAATCGGAACTCAAATGAATTCCATTTCTGATAAAATAGTGGCGAAGTTTTTTGCTGGAGCCAAATCTCAACGCAAGCGAGCGTTAGATACTGGTAAAAAAGCAAACGACCCAGCGCGCGGAACCACTCGCAAGTTTATTACAGCGTTATTGGATGGCGACAAAAAAGCATTAATGGCTTTAAACCAAAAGACAACTACGTTCAATCAAACTGGCGATGACGCTCGTGGCGGTTACTTAATTCCTGAGGAATTAATGACCGAAGTATTACGAATCGCTGAAAAACAATACGGAATCGCCCGACGTGATTTCCGATATTTACCATTCAGTGGACCAGGCAACGAACGTAAGATTCCAACGTTGGCAACCAGCGTATCAGTTAATTGGACTGACGAGGGAACAGCCAAGACCGGGACAAATCCTGTATTCGGTTTAGTTACCCAAACTCTTAAAAAATTGGCGGCGATCATTCCATTCACCGAGGAAATCCTCGAGGATAGCGCAATCAATATTACTCAGCTTGTAGCTGAATTGTTTGCCGAAGCGGTGGCCAAGGAAGAAGATGTCCAATTTTTCTATGGGACAGGTTCTCCATGGACTGGTATTCTAAACAACGGATCAGTTGGATCTGTTTCATTAGGCACAGGACTGGGCGTCTCCAGCATTTCATTTGAAAAGTTGGTAGACATGCAAGACGAATGTCCGTCAGGCGCATTGGCCGGAGCAAAGTATTACATGAACCGCACCATTTATAGCTATCTGCGTAAATTAAGAGCAGACGCTGTAACAGGTAGCGACGGCAAGGGAGCATTCTTACTACCTCCAACCAAACGTGATATTGAGGATATTTTAGGATATCCAATTGAGTTATCAGATTCGTTCCCAGATAAAACTTTGACTGGGGCGGCAAAACCATTTGTGATTTTTGGTAACTTAAAAATCGCGGCAATTTTTGGTGATAAGCAACAGATTCGAGCAAAGCTTTTGGATCAAGCTACTATCACCGATGGCGATGGGCAAACAACCATCAATTTAGCAGAACAGGATATGGTTGCGTTGCGATTAGAGGAACGAGTAGGCTACGTGTTAGCATTACCAAGCGCAATCGTTGTGTTAAAAACGGGCCCTGCTTCATAGACGATTTGGGTGATTTTGAGGAGGGGGATAACATCCCTGAGTATCCCCCTCTAAATAAGATACTCAATATTAATTAAAAATATATGCCAGCAACAGTTAAAATAAACGAATACAACGGAGCCGGCGAGGATGAAACAGCCGACATCGAAAACTCAAATGCAGGATCAGTTGATCAGGCGAATCTTGTCGCGGCAGAAAATCCGATTATCCCCGGGGAAAATTCGTTCGAAAAATGGCAAAAATTAGTAGTGACCGCAATGGGAGGATCGGTTAAAATAGATAATATTAAAGTGTGGCGAACAACAGCATTGGGCGGATCGGCCGTACATAAAACTAACGCCAGGACAGAAGACTACGGAGGAGCAGAAACATACGCTCAGCCAACAGCTGACGCGTCAAGCGTAGCAGATCAGACAATGCCAGTAACAGAACCAGCCACTGCGAACTTAGGGATAGGCGGAGCATTAGATGGCGAATTAACCGATGCCGGATCATCCGATTATTTAGTGCATCAAATTCAAACAGACGCCGGCGACGTTGAAGGAGCGTCCTGTACTATGCATTATCAATACGACGAAACAGCGTAATAATTAAAGTCATTAAGCAATACAATGCTAAAATT